AAGGCCTTGAAGGAGTTGTGGTTCTGGCGTGGCATTGCCATTGTTTCCATTCTTTGCGTGGTCGGATATGTCGGCATTAAAACAGCTTGGCGATTCCTCGCTTGAGTCTGTAAATGCAAACAGAAACACGATTCAAACGGGGAGATGTTCGTGAGGATGGAATGGTTTTTTGGGAATATAAAAAGCAAAGAGAAAAAAGAGAATATTGGGTTTCTAAGCAAAAATTTGACGAAATGAGATTAAAAAATCTTTTAAGCGGGAAAAAATATAGGGAATCAGATAGAGAGAGATATAGAATGCTAAAAAGATCCCAATTTAAAGCCGCAAAAGAAAAAGACCCAGAAAAGTTTAAAGAGACAAGAAAAATAACACACGAAAAATACAGAAAAAGAAATAGAGAAAGACTACTTCCAATTAATCGTGCAAGAAGGAAGAAATGGAGAACTGAAAATCCAGAGTTGGCAAAAGTTATACAAGATAAATGGATTCAAAACAACAAACACAGGTTTGTTGCATATAACAGCAAGCAGAGGGCTAGAAGAAAAAGTCAAACAATTGCATTAGATATTGAAGAAAGACTAATCATAAATGAGATTTACATGGCAAGAAAAAGAATATCCAATTGTACTGGTATTCAGTTTCATGTAGATCATATTTACCCACTATCCAAAGGTGGATTTCACAAGTTGTCAAATCTTCAACTTTTACCAGCAAGAATAAACATTAGAAAAGGAAACAAACTACCATGTTCCATTTAAAGCCAGCAGTATCACAAAGATTAGTTATTAGTATTTTTGGCATTTCCATAGTCCAGCTATCTTGGAAATGGGCCGCAGAGCATTTTTATTCTTTGCCTCCAGAGGCTTTTGCAGGATTCGTCACTATAACGACGAATGCCATGTACGTCACAGGGGCTATCGTAGTATTCATGGTTACTGGCAGGATGGTCTATGATTGGAAGATGGGAACCTCGCAGATTCAGATGGTAGCTTCATCCGTTGATACAATCAAGGAGGAGATCATTAAACGTGTAGCCAAGCCCAAGTATTTTGACTCGGATGACCAGTAGATTCAAAAACGAGATTGTCCCTTGGATCTTTAAATGGGAAGGGACGGAATACGAGAACGACAAGGACGATCCCGGAGGGGCAACCAAATTTGGGATAGATCAACGATCACATCCGCATGTGGACATCAAAAACCTATCAGCTTCAGAGGCAACCTCCATCTACTGGACAGAGTATTGCAACCTACATTGCGACGAGTACGCACCTCAGTTTGATTGGATCTTTTTTAATTGCTGTGTGAATTGTGGGATCGGACGAGCTACCAAGATCAAAGCTCAATCTGGATTGGACGGATCTAAATTTCTAAATATTCAAGACTCATTTTACAAATCATTGGCTGAATCAAGACCTTCTTCAAAGAAGTATTTAAAGGGATGGTTGGCTAGGACTCAGGATCTACGAAAAGTCACAGGACTAATCTGAAGCTCTCTGCAAGAGCAGTCTTAGATTCTTAAGGGCCAAACACAAAATGCGTCAAGCATAAAATTTTTCTTCTCTTTTAAAAAGTTTTCGGTAGGGTTTGGTTATGAAACACGAAGCGAACCTTGTATTTAAGATTGGAACTGTATTGATGCAACAGGGCATCCCATTTGAGCTAGAATGGGCAAGTCCAGTAGGAAGGCTGGATATATCCATTAAAACCGATGAAGTGCTTTACGGGATTATTGAAGTGAAGCACGTTCCAACGGAAGGCACGTTTCAACTCAGGAGATACAATTCATTGGGAGTTCCAGTTGTTGTGGTGCATTGGGGGAGCGACTTGTGCGAAATATTGTCTATGTCAAAAGATTGGATTGAAAGGTCTGGAGTTCCCATTTTGGGACTTGGTGAAATTCGTGGGATTGTCAAGCGTTATCGGAAAAAGAAAAAAGCCAAGATGGAGTGGGATGAGGATTTGAATATCCGAGAATAAATTTGACATTTATCAACATCTGTATAGGGTTTGTAACGAAACACGTTTCAAGCAAACGAGTCGGGCCTCTGCTCATGCAAGCTATCTCTCGGCTCGTCTTTTTTACATCTTGTCCCCACACCCTCTCCGTGATCGAAAGGCTGCGTGATGGGCAAGGACGCAAATCGGGCGGGGCATTGAGGGGATGGACTAGCTATACCTATGCAGGGTGGTTAAGAAGTCAGCGACCTGAACTCCGTCCGACCATTTTACGCTGGATCGTCTAACGCAAAAGAACCATTGCCCTATGCATGGGAATGTGGGTTCAAATCCCACTCCAACGCCATTTGATTAGATTTTGTGAGTAAAATCCCCCATGAGGGGAATATGGCTCCATTTTTTTCTTGCTTTGCCGGTATTACTGGATAAATACAAAGACGAACCAACCAATCAAATGCCAACCAATACAAACACACTCACGCCACGCACAGACGCTCTCATGGAGAATGGGGGCATTGCAATCAACATACTTGAGCATGCAAGAACATTGGAGGTGGAGGTGGAAGAATTGAACTCCAGAATCATCGCCATCAAGGGCACTCAATCATCTCTCATTGCCGCAATCAACTCAGCAATAAATGAACACAAAGGTTCTGGAGCTAGTGTTTACCTTGACGGAATCATGGAGAATCTTTTTTCAAAATAATTCTCGACATCATCATCATCTCCAAATAAAACAGAAAGCGTTATGACAACACCAACCAAATCCAATAAAACTAAAACCCCCAAGCCAAAGAAGATCCAAGAGCAGGATGAGATGGTAGATATTGCCGACATCTTGACGGATCACCAAAACAGCATTGTGAACATGGAGGGGACGTTAAACGATCATTCCTTGGAGCTGAATGACCTAAAAATGAACTTTCAATTGCGGGACGCTGATCTTGTGGAGCTGAATGACAATCTTGTTCACAGCGTCAAGTATCTATGCTGGATGTCCATCATCGGAACGGCATTTGCAATTATTATTGCCACAGTCGCAATATTCATCCACTAAAAATGTCTCAACCGAATCCTCTTACGCCTCAAGAAAAGATGGAGGTGTTTTTGCAGTGCCTAAAAGAAATTAGGGAACAGCTTGACGAGTGCATCTGTATTATTGATGATGCGTTTGAGGAGTCGGAAGAGTCCTTGTAATCAACCAACCAAACCAAACCAAACCAAATGGAAAACACAAGCACCAGTATTCAGTCGCAGTATTCAGCGGCACTTGTAGCCGCAATCGGAGAGCTACAGAACGTAGCAAAAACAGCATCTAACCCATACTTCAAAAGCAAGTATGCGCCATTGGAGGCAATCGTAGACGCTACTCGTCCTGTGCTACTCAAGCATGGACTAGCCATTACTCAGGCCCCACTCTTCATGGAGGGGATGGCAGGAGTGGAGACAACCATCATCCACGAGGCTGGTCATTCCACAACCACGACACTTCTACTCCCATTGAAGGATCAGTCGCCACAGGGCGTTGGAGGAGCAATTACTTACGCAAGACGTTACTCTCTTGCCGCTGTTTGTGGACTTGCTACAGAAGATGATCTTGACGGCAACGAGCATCTTCCAGTTAAGAAGGAAGAGACTAGGCCATCAGTTGCAAGGGCTATGGACAAAAGCCCGACAGCTAGGGCCACAGCCGTAGTAACGGCTACTTGGAGGGGCGTATTGCCTTCTCAGGCAAAAGTGGCGGCACAGAGCAAGGAAGGGAGTGCTAGGGTTTGGACTCTCTATTGCATTGAGTTCAATGATAACGGAAAACTGATTGAAGCCTTCACATTTGACGAGAAGCTATTCAAACAGGCAACTCAGTACGGAACCGATGGCATTCTGACGGATGCTGGAGTTTGCCCCAACAAAAAAGATCCCTCTAAGTGGGAGCTTGTTTCTATCACACCAAGTGAAGCGTAATCCAAACAAAAAGGGGGCGGCGAAAGTCGCCCCCCATATTGGAGTCAAATATGAAAAATTCATGGCGGTTTCTTGTTCGCATGGCAAGTATGCAGACCCCACTGCAATTGATGCGGTACTCCTTATGCGGGACAAATGGAAGCCCTCTATTGTTGTGCATTTGGGAGATTGGTGCGATACCACGGCCTTTCGCTCAGGTGCGGCTGGAAGTTCAGATGAATCTGAACCAGTTGCCCCCGACATTGATGGCGGAATTGCTTTCCTTAAAGACTACCGACCAACTCATGTGTTGGATGGAAACCATGAAGACAGAATTCCCAGACTCCTTAATAGCCGCAACGCACTTGTGGCGTATGCCGCACAGCAAGCAACCCAGTTTATTGACGACTCTTTTGCACAGATTGGATGCCGCCGCATTCCGTACAATGGAGTTTTTCAACGCTATGTGGTTGGCGATGTGACCTTTACTCATGGTACAATATATAACGAAAATTCTGCACGAGACATGGCAGAAATCTACGGAGGTAAAGTCATATTTGGGCACACGCATCGCTCTCAAATGGGAGAGGGACGCACTCTCAAAGAAAGCACGGGCTATTGCGTTGGTACGCTTACAAGCCGAGGTGAAATGGATTATGCAAAATGCCGCAGGGCAACCCTCGGATGGAGACAAGGCATCGTCTATGGAGAAATAGGGCCAAAGGATTCGGCGGTATGGCTTCTAACTCGTGGCGAGTTTAATAAAGATTGGAGGTTGCCACTATGAGCGCAAACGCATGGATGGAAGTTATGGCTAACCACCGCCAAAGCAAGGTGGAAAAGGTAGAAAATGGTTACTATACAAGATACCAGCTTGAAGAAATATGGGGGCTTGAAACCACACAAACAAAAATAAGGCTTCGAGAAATGAACAAGGATGGCTGGATCAAAACAAAAAAATTCCGCATTATATCTGGAAACAGGCCATGTCCAATACCTCACTACAAAATAATTAAAACAAAATGACAAACGAATATTACATCGAAGAGGGTTTTTCCGTACTTGCTGGGCCATTTGCATGGGGAAGCAAGAGAGAGCAAAAGTACAAGAACTCCGTTATTAACGACATGAAAAGAGGCAACATACCTTGGCGCATTGTGAACCACAATGAGAGCGATTACATTGAGCGCAAGGGCATGATCCTTCCTAAACGAGCATCATGAACGACCTTATTAATCACCCAAGGCACTATACCAACAATCCAAAAGGGATTGAGTTAATTGACATGATCGGGCACCTCACGTTTCCTCGGGGGGCGGCTATCAAGTACATTTATCGGGCTGGATCTAAAGGCACTCCACAGGATGAGATTCAAGATCTTCAGAAGGCTCGTTGGTTTATTGATAGGGAAATCACAGAACTTTCCAAGTGACCAATGAAATTCTACAAATGCGGATCAATATCAATACAAGGGGAGGAATGGGAGTATGGGTATGGCGATGCTGGCAAAACCAAGGGCGTTAAAGATGATGCAATGTGTAGCCACAAGCGAAACAAGATTATCGTTGACCCCAACCATAGCAGGACGCTACTTGAAATCGTGGCCCATGAGGTCGCTCATTCCTTCTTTCCCACAGAAAAGGAAAAAACAATCTTGGCTTTTGGCGGGTGCGTGGACGAGATCTTCCGCAACCTCAACAAGCCTTCCAGACGAGCCAGAGGAAGAGCTTCCTTGGCATGACGAACAACAGGAGGAATACAAATGAACATAGATGAAATTATAGAGGATTGGTATCAGAAGGTTGGCACACGACTTATTGCCCCAGAACATGGGAGCGCGATTGGTCATGAGTGGTATCTTAAGAACGCCCTTAAATATGGAATCTCCATTGGGCTAGACATCGCAAGCGCATTACTCAAAAACAATGATCCTTCAGAAGATAATTAAGGGAGACTCTGTTCCCCCGAATGGCTTTCGCTTTACTGTGCCCGAAACTGGGTACAGGATTGAGAATGAACACACAATGGATGGGCTTCTTAGAAGGGTGAGGCAACACTACTTTGATAACGGGATTGTGCTTCCAGATGATTACCAAGCTCGTATTGAGGATCAGATGTGTAGACAACTACCGGCTGGTTGGTGCAATTTCAGCGGCGGAGGAGACTCCAATCCAGAGATTATGATTACGGCAGAAGTGATCATTAAAGCCATATCCTCTCTGTACGAGATGGCTGTTGGCAAGCTTAAAGGGGAAGATGTGTTTGTTTCTCAAGACGAAGCAAACGGAAGGGCTTCTATTTGCGTTAGGTGCTACCAGAATAAAAACGCCAATTTCTGTATGGGATGCGGTGCCATGCAAAAGGTGACGGAAATGGTCGCAAAGGTGAAGGGATCACGAACCACCCCATTTGACGGCAAGCTTCAAAACTGTGGGATGTGCGGGTGTCGAAATGAGGCAATAGTTCATGTCAAGCGAAATATCTTGCTTTCTGGCGAGAAATCGGAGACAACAGAGGCCCGACCAGATTGGTGCTGGTTAAAGACTAACGACATTAATCAAGCTAACGCCAATCTTCATATATGATTACATTTGGACTGAATAACCTAGACGAAGATCAAAAACCTCCTACAACGAGGATAGAATCTGCTGGGGCGGCACGTTCAATGTTATATGAGTTGGTTAATGACGACCAGATAGCGTCTTATCGCAGGGCACAGATTCAGGGCATCATTGATGGAAATCCTCCTTATAGTGACCAGCAACTTAGGGAGATGGGTCAGGCAGACAGAATTAACGTTAACTGGGGCCATGCCGAAGCCAAAATTGAATCTGCTGTCATCCCATACTTTGACATTCTCACCTCCGTAGGCACCTATGCCACGATTAAGACCAAATACGGCAAAGACATGGGCAAGAGAGAAGAGTGGAGCCGCATTATTACTCAGGAGTTCCACAGCCTCCTTGCTAAGAGCAATCCAAACTTCCTTGCTCAACACCAAGTTTGCCATAAGGAACTGGTAATTCATGGACAGGCTTGCATGTATTTCCCAGATGGAGTGGATTGGAGGGCCAAGTCCATTGAGCCATACGCTTTAGTTGTTCCAAAGGGATCTAAGGTTGATTGGGATAATTGGGAGTTTTGCTACATCCTTGATGAGATGTATTGCGAACAGCTTTACTCGTATATTGAGAACGAAGAGGCCGCATCTCGTGGTGGCTGGGACATTGAAGAGTGCAAAGAAGCCATCATGAACGCTAGGGTGGATGAGCAGGATCAACGCAGACCTTGGGAGTGGTATCAGCGTGAAATGAAGAACAATGCTCTCTATTACAGTTATGCAAAGTCCAAAGTCATCAAGGTGGCCCATATGTACGTTAAGGAGTATGATGGTCGCATCAGCCATTACGTTTTTGATCGTCTCAATCCTACTGAGTGGTTGTGTGCAAAGCCCTCTAGGTATAGTAAGTTCTCTTCTGCCTTCACTGTTTTCCTTAATGGTGTCGGTAATGGCTTTTACCACGGCGTTCGTGGGTTGGGGCAAAAGGTATTCAAGTATGCTGAAGCCAACAACCGCATGCTCAATGCCCTCATGGAGGGGGTTATCCTATCGTCCTGCACGATGTTCCAGCCACAGACCTCTGCTGATGCGGAGAAGCTCAAGGCGGTTCAGATTGGGCCTTATCGCATATTGCCGCCCGGACTCAACCTAATTCAGCAAAATGTCACTCCAAATCTTTCTGCCGCAATGCAGACGGCGCAGTTCTTCCAAGGGCAAGAGAGTGACGATATTGGGTCATTTATGCCATCCGTCAGCGGAGGAGCTGGAAGAAAGAAAGGCAATAAGGAGATTGAGGTGGAGATTGGCGAGAAAAGCCGTCTCACTAACACCCGTGCAGAGATTTATTTGCAAGCGTTGGATGTTCATTATGCGGAGGTTTATCGCAGGGCTTCTAACCCGAACTTGATTGAAGAGGATCATGGTGGGCCAGAGGCCCTTAAGTTCCAGAAAGCTTGTATAGATCGTGGCGTTCCAAAGGCGGCTCTTCTGGATGTTGATAGCGTTAAAGCCACTCGTTCAATTGGTCAAGGATCTAGTGCGGCTCGCATGCAAGCAATGGAGATGATTGGGCAATACCTACCGCAGTTGCCAGAAGCCAATCGCAAGCGTGTTATTAACGCTAATATTGCGGCTATTGCCGGTCAAACTGGAGTTGAGACATTCGGCATTCCAGAAGAGAGGAAGGTTGAGGGCAATGATCTCTCTATGGCATCAATTGAGAACAACATTCTCCAACAGGGCGGAAACGTATTGATTGACCCAGATCAGAGTCACGAGACGCATCTTAATGTCCATCTTCAGTTCGCTGGAGAGTTGGTAAAGGCCATCCAAGAAAAACAAGCAGATCCAGTTATGGTGGACAGGGCGATGCAATCTCTTATTCCGCACATGCTTACTCATCTCAAGTACATGGAGGAAGATCCAACGATGGAAAGTAAGTACAACGATTTCAATGAGCAAGTTAGTGAACTCATGAAGATTGCAGATCAGCTTAACCGCATGTCTCAGGACATCCAGAAGCAACAAGCGGAAGCCCAGCAACAACAACAAGGCCAAGGTCAGGGAGCGCAAGATCCTAAGATGTTGGCAGTACAAGCAAAAATAGAGCTTGACAGAATGAAGTTTTCTAATGACGCTCAGATAAAGCAAGCCAAAGCCCAGCACCAGATGCAGTTACAAGACCGCAAAACGGCGCAAAGGCTTATGGTAGATAAAATCAAAACCGCCTCTAAATACGGAAGCATTCAGCCATAATTATG